CGCTCGGCGTAACCAGTCCAGGACTAAAGGCACTTGCGCCACCAACCGAACCGATCTGCGCTGCCGGAGCCATTGCCTGAAAGCGACGAAGCGCAACCTTGAACCCTTCAGGGACGTTCGTTAGTGCGTTGTTGAACTTGGCAACAGTCTTCGTGGTCTCTTCAACGACTTCGTTGAAGCCCTTCATCGGGCGGGTATTCTGGCTCTCGTCAATATCCTTCCTAGAGTTCGGGCTCGTGTCCCCGCTGATGGCGCCACCCGGCTCAAGTGCCGTGGCGTTCCCCTTGCCAAGAATCTCCTTGCCAATCTGCTCCATCTGCTTTTCCATCGTCTTGGTGTCGATGGTCTCTTTTCCAGAGATGGCATTGATGATCTTACCAAAGACCCACGCGATGCCAAGGAGCGTCAGTGCCACAACGCCGAGCACCTTACCGATAACCCAGAAGACAGGCATCAGCGTCTCGAGCACGATGCCGATACTGCCGAACAACTTTGCAATCGGCGCAATCACTTCAAGCAACGCTTTGATCGCGGTAATGATGGGCCGAAGCACAACCTCCAAGTTCTTGAAAAGCTCGCCAATGAACTCCAACGCAGGGCCGAAGAACGAAGTGATAACTTCGCTCAAACTAGCAAACACGTCGATTACCATTGCGATAATTTTGAGCAATGGGTCGATAATTTTGTGCAGTAGATCCTTCAACGGCTGTAGCGCCTCTTGGAAAACCATGAGCGCCTGAATCACCGCCTCGAGCCCGCCGCCAATGTCGCCCATCAACTTGTCCACACTCTTTTGGGACTTATCCATCAAGTCGCCCCAACTGCGCATTCTGGACATCAAGTCGATAATAATCGCGGCAAGCGCCGCCCAGATACCGCCAGACTGAAACGCGGCCCATCCGGTCTGTGCAATTTCTCCGCTAGCGCCCATTTTTGCAAACAAACCTGATAACGCTGTCCGCAGGGTGTTGCCAAGATCTGCAAACGCATTTTTCAACTTCGCCTTGACTTCGGCCGCCTGACGCGCGGCTTCCTTCGCTGCGTCTGAAAATCCGCCCGCCGCCACTTTCGCTTTCTCGGCGGCGTCGCCGGCGGCATCCGCAAGGAGGCGTTGCTTCTGCGCAAGCTCGTGACTCCCTTGGCCTTCATACTGCTTCGCCGCCATGAGGTGCGCAGTCTCTTTCATCTGCGAGTCTGCCGCAGCTTTCAGTGCGCCCTCAAAGCTATCGAACCCAGCGGTGATGCGCTTAATGCGCTCTTCTTCTGTCTCGCCAATGTTTTTGTAGTCTTCGATTTGCCGCGCACGGTCACGCGCGCCAGCCGCGTTCTTGCGCTCGGCGTCACGGCCCATATCGGCAAGCTCGCGCGCCAGCTTTAGTTCGTGCAGTGCGCGCACCGCGGACATGATGCGCTCGCGCATTTCAACAGCCTTACTTCCAATGTTCTCCAGTTCTTTCGACAGATCGCCAAGATCGAGGCGCGCTGCCATTTCCGTGACTTCCGTACCACCGAAAGCTTCGATCTGCTGTTCCAGACCAAGCGCAACTTCTTCGAGACGCTTGTAGGATTGGGCCGCAATCTTTCCGGCCTGCTCCATTTTCATTGCGTCTTCAAGAATCTGTTGCGCGGTCTTTCCGGATGCCTTTGCGACACGCTTGGTCGATGCCTCGATTGGCTTCGGATCCCAGATGTCTTTGAGCGCAGAGCCAACGCCCTTCGACGTGTCAATAATATCCTTGACTACGTCGTGATGGAATTTGAGTAGATTACCACCAGCCTCTCTCCAGTTCCCCTGAATAGTATCCCAAATGATACTGGCAGCGCGCCCAAGCGTCTTGCCGACAACCTGGAATACTCCAGAAACAATAGCGCCAGCAGACATCAATAGCCGCATGGCGGCAGTCAAAAAATCGACTGCGCCCTTCATCGCCTCTGCGCCTTCTTTCGATTCCAACAACTTCTTCATGAACACGTCGAACGTGGGACCGATGTTGGCCGCAACCTGCGCCGCCAACCCAATGCCGACACGCTCAACGCGCTTCAAGTTGTCCGCAAACTGCTCCGCCGCCAGACCGGCCTGCGTCGAAACAACGAGGCCGAATCGTTGCGCTTCTTCGGCTCCGGCCTTCAAGCCCTCCTTGCCTTCATTCAGAGCGTTGATCATGCGGGCGCCAGCGCGACCGAAAAGATCTACGGCCAGTGCAGACTTCGCGGGACTGTCTTCCATTTTGGAAAACGCATCCGCAACGTCGCCAAGAATCTGATTGGCATTTTTGAGCGTACCGTTGTTGTCACGAATCGCGACGCCCATAGCCTTGAACATATTGGCCTTGGAGCTACTGATAGTCGCGGCTTCGGTAATACGGTCGTTCAGAACCTTGAGGCCACGCGACAATTCATCCGTGCCAACGTCGGCCAGATAGAAAACGTGTGCGACCTTGGAAAACTCTTCTACCGATTGACCAGCGGCGCGCGACGCCTTGGTCAGTTGGTCCTGAAGCTCGATGCCTTTGTGGATAAAACTGGCAGCGGCCATCACGGCTTCTTTGCCGATGCCGATTGCTACAACCGCCGCCGCCTGCTTCGCGCGTTTTGCAATCTCGTCAAGTCGCCCCTGGAACCCCTTCAGGTTGTCATTGGCTTCCTTCAGGCCAACGCGCATCGCTGCCGCGTTGACCTGAAGGTCGATAATGAGGGATTCCAGTTTGACAGCCATTGCCTACGCTACCTCTTCTCTGCATCAGGTACGTCAACAGGTGGCACTGGAACTTCCGGTTTGATCAATGGGCCGAGTATGCTTGTCAACTGCTCCTCATGCCCAATGCCGTCCTCCGACTCGGAATCAAGAATGCGGCGCATCGAGAACGTTTCAGGCGTAGTCTTTCCGCCAGCAATGTTCGCGACGAGTGACATGAGCGAAGCGTGCCGTGTGTCTTCAACATCGAATCCCCATGGCTCACGATTTGCAAATGCCACCCAATCCGCCAACTGCTCTTGAGTCATCAACTCCAGCAGGTAGTCCGGATGCGGGCACCCCAAAGCGAGACACAACCTGAACTCTAGGGTGTGGCGCTCGGAGTGCCCTCGGAGTTTCCCGAGTCAGACTTCTTTTCCAGCGCCTTGCTCATGCTCGAGATTTCCTGGAGCAATCGCGTGGCGTCGTCCACGTCCACGACGTTCAAGAACTCCTGCACCTCCTTGGCGTCCTTGAACAGCTGGTTGCCCTTGTCGTCGATGCACGACGCGATGAACAGGCTGGCGTTGCTCGACAGCATGTCCTTCTGGTCCTTGCCACTCATCTCGAACGCCACGCTTGCAAGGAGCCCGGCGATGCGCACCTTCAGTTCGCCGTCGCACAGGTCCACAACGCGAGACTTCTTGAGACGAATCTTCTTCGCCAACTCGGGGGGAATGAAGCTCATGGTCTGTCTTCCTTATTGAACAACGGGTGGGACTACTTGATCAGCTGGCGGGCGTGACCTGGAGGACGGCGACGTAGACGTCCGTCACCTGATCGTAGCTGATCTGCACCAGCCCATCGGCATCGTTGTAGATGCCGGGGTTGAACGGGCCGATCACCATGACCTCTCCGGTCGGAACGGTCACGACGCGATCCGCCACCGCCTGACCGTCCACGGTCACGGAGCTCTCGATGCTGACAACGCACGGGACAATGCCCGCCACGTTGTCAATCACCAGCAGCTCCTTCCCAGTGTTGGCGAATTCGTCGGCGAGTCCGACGTCAGCCGCCACACCGAGCGGAGTCGTTCCGGTGCCGAGCGGATTGACGCCAGCCGGAACGGCGGAGTCTACGGTAAGCGTTGCCATGTTTGTTTCTCCTTCAAGTGTAGCGTTGTTGAACCGTTACTCCGCCGTGAGGCGCAGCGCCTTCACCGTCAGGCTGGTGACGCCCGAGTAGGAGAAGTTGACGTTGCCGTCCGCGTCGTTGTAGATGCCCTGCGGGAACGGCCCGATGGCGGTGGTTACGCCAGCCCCCACGACGACAGTCTTGTCCGTGATGGCCAGCCCCTCGGGGTCGGAGGTCGACGCAGTGACCAGCGTGACCGTGATGGGAGCGCCGCTCCCGTTCTTGACAAGCAGAAGCTCCTTGCCGGTGTTGGCGAACTTGTCACCACCGCCAGCCGCAGCGGCGCCATCCGCCACCACGCCAGCCCGCGAAATGTCCACAACAGTCAGAAGCGCCATGGTTCAGCTCCGTTCAGTTCAGCGATGTTGGGCGTTGTTAGACGCCGGAGGTGTAGTGCTTGGTCACGGCGCCGCTGATCTTCAGCGTGGCCTTGAACTCGTAGGCGCCGGGCGTGCCGCCGCTGATGCCGAACGCGGTGACGCTCGCCAGGAAGGTCATGTACGTCGGGTCGCTGACGTGATCGTTCAGGAGGAGCTTGTAGTACCGCTTCGTCCCGGCCACCCGGTCACTGTCCAGCTGCTGCTGGTACAGGTTCGAACCAACGAAGTTCCCGGACATGGACAGCTCGCCGGGCGCCGACAGGCCCGGAATGAACTCCTGCTCGTCAGAGTCGAAGTTGGACACATCGATGTCCGGCGCCGTCCCGTTGGGACCGTCGAAGCTCTTGATTTCGGCGATCGTGTTGAAGCCTGACGCCGAGGTGGTGAGGCCGGACTGGAGCTTCGTCTTCTTGGTGCTCTTTGCCTTGGTCGCCATTGCTCTTCCCTTCTTGTTGCTTGAAACGAGTGAACTTCAACTACCGCCAAACAGTGTATTCCTGAAGCACGCGGTGAAGCTTCGCAATATCGTCGTACATATCGATACTGTTCTCCCGCCACCCAGAAAGACTTGGCGAATCCAAATTGCCAAGCACTTCGTCGACCGCCTCCGCCAGCTGTTCGGCGGTGTCGTGCCGCACCGCGTAGCAATCGACTTGAAGCCGCAGTCTCCGCAAACGCTTTCCAACCTCGCCGTCGAGCGAGTTCTCCGGAACATCAGACACAACCGAGTAGACGATGCGCGGACTCGATACTCCATCCGGAGCCATGTTTGGAAAAATACGATCGCCCACAAGCGCCGTCACTGCGTCCGACGCAGTGAGCTTCGCTACAATGAGCGCGCCAGTGGTCACGGCTTGTTCCGCCTGTTCTTGCGCTCCATGCGTTTGATACCAGCCGCAAGCTCGCGCTTCAAAATGGCGATCACAACGTCCTGATTCTGTTCCATGGCGGGGCGCAAAAACGGAGCCGCCGGCATGTTCACTGTCCCGAACTCAACGAAATGCCAACGACGCGCCGGGTTGCGATGGTCAAGTCCGCGTGCGCGCTTGAAGCTGCGTGGCATCTTACCACTGATGCGAATACCAACAGCAACAATCGTGTCGCCTTCCTTTGGTTTTGCGACTTGCAGCTTGATCGCGTCCAACAGTGCGCCAGTGTCCATCGAAGGAAGCGCGTACCGATGCGCCGCGGCGTAGACCGGCTGAAAAGCTTTGCGCGCGGCGGTGCGCAAAATCTTTGCACCAACCTCGTCGCCGAACGAACGTAGCTGCTCAAACAGCGTAGTCAGCCCGGTCACTTTGATGGCGATGTCCATCAGACCGATTCCTCGACACGCTCTTCAGCGGTAATCAACAGCGTCTCGCGCCGCCCGTCCACGTCGACTGCCGAAAGAATTTCGTACACCCTGCTCGGTGAGTCGCTGATGAGCGCAAGGCGCATCTTTGGAAGAATGCCCGGCGTGTACCGGAGTCGAAATTCAGTCGGCACACGGCCCTGACGCTGGTCGGAACTGAACACTTCAGTTCCTGACGCGCGCCGCATCGACGCGCGCCGCTCCACAACAGTCACCCAATTCGGAATGTGTTCGCCTTCAGCGTTCGTTGCGCCACTGAGGCGCTGAACACGAACGATGTGCCGCATGTCCCCAGCGCGCATCATAGCCGCACCAACCGATACGGGGCAATCAATGCCTCAACCGCAAAGCTCACCTTCGCAACAATCGTTCCGGTGATCTCGGGAGTGCGCTGCTCGTACATCTGGGAGACGAGCAAAAGGATCGCTTGCTTGAGCCCGGCAGGAACATCCGCCGCTGCCCACCCGACGTAATACTGCAAGGTGACTGCGTTCCAAACACTGCGCGTGTCCGGCCACTGCGTTTGAAACAACGGGCGCACCTTGCCGGGCGCCTCCGTTGCGTCCACCTCGTAGTCCGTGGGGTCCATCGTCTGCGTCGCGCCCGCCCCATCGATGTAGCTGATGTCCGTCACCGGGGACGTGAGCACCGGGTCTTCGGTTGGAAGGTCCGCCACCTCTGTCAGCTGCCCACCAAGGAGGCTGATGGGCGCCCCCTGCGCCAGTAACCCAACGGCCCAC